CAAAGTATTCCCGATTCTTATCGAATAATGAGGTGCAGGATATTGTCAGCTTATTCAATGAATTGGAATTGAAAATAAAAGCAATCGAAAGCACGTTAGTAAATTTTACGAGCCAAGAAGTCATTAATAGGTTAAGGGGAGAGGAAAAGTCTACTGAAGTAGCAGACGATGGGGTGTATTTTGATGACTGGGTGAAATCTATAGCAGACGAGAACAAAGAGAAGATGAAGCACTCTACGTGGAAGGTCTATAATACAATAAATCAAATGATATTAGACTACGAGAAGTCGACTATAAAGCGGCACCTGGTGAAGGAGATTGATTACACATATATCAAAGGGATATGCCTTTATATGAACAAAAAAGGGTTGTTAAACTCCACGATCACTAAAAGGCTTAGACACATGAAAGGGTTCCTAAAGTCTGCGGTCAGGCATGGCATTGAGGTAAATCCAACATATCAGAACTATTCATGGGTAGAGAACGAGCTTGATGTAATAGCTCTTACCCTGGACGAACTAAGTAGGTTAGAGGAATTGGACTTATCGAATAACCACCGGCTCGAAAAAATCAGGGATGTATTTTTGTTTGCATGCTATACCGGCTTAAGATACTCAGACTTTTCTAAGTTGAAGAGAGAACATGTTAAGGGATATTATCTCAAGTTCACGTCGACAAAAACTAAATCGCTTCAAACGATTCCTTTAATAGAGAAAAGTAGAGATCTGATTGAAAAATATATTACTGATGGAACAGACCATCTATTCCCTGTGCCATCGGGTCAGAAATTTAATCAGTTCATAAAAGAAGTGTGCGTGTTGGCCGAAATAGATGAACCAATAGAAAAGGTTCGATATAGTGGGTCTAAGCAGTTTATTGAGGTTAAGCCTAAGCACGAGCTTATTTCTGCTCATACGGCCAGAAGGACCTTCGTAACTCTATCGTTGGAGCTAGGTATGAAGGCAGAAGAGGTTATGAACATAACGGGACATAAGAGTTATCAATCATTTAAGAAGTATGTAAAGATCACAGAAAAACGCGCAAAAGAAGCGTTACTAAATGCATGGGAAAAATTGTAAATACTAAAAATATTAGTATATTTGACCTATCGCATATTACAATCCTATAAGGGAGATAACAGGATAGGTGCGGATCTCCCTTATTTAATTTGTCTTTTCATAATTTAGGTTTATAATTGGTTAGTTGGAATCCTCTATCGCTCGGTAGGGGATTTTTTTATCGTGTATAATACACTAATTATGATTGTTATTGAAAATTATTATTAATTTTACAATAGTCGTATATATCGACAAATTATAGAAGAAAGGAGGTAGTGTAGATGGATTTGTGTGAAATTGTTGGCGTTATTAAGAAAGTAAAACAACAGGGTAAAACCTCATTAACTGATGGCGACTTAAAAGCTTTAGGGCTTAATGTCTTTGAAAGGAAAGAATTTTTAGATTCAGCTCCGGAAATTAATTTCGTATTCCCAGATATGAAAGTAAGTTTCGAAGAAGATAGATTGACAAAAGAAAAGAGAATCACATTTTGATTGTAGCCCCTTCCTTAATTGGTAGGGGCTTTCTTTTTGCTATGATTTTTAGCATTTGTTTGGTAGCTAAATATTTTTAGCTTAGTTTTGTTATTATTTTTAGCAAATTTTAGCATGGCTGCACCAAAAGGAAATCAGTTCTGGAAGTTACGTTCTAAACATGGAAGGGATAAGTTGTTTACTTCTCCTGAAATGTTATGGGATGCAGCTTGTGAATACTTCCAATGGTGTGACGAAAACCCATGGGTAAAGAATGAAGCTGTCAAGTCAGGAGATTTGGCAGGAACAATAATTAGAGTGCCTACATCAAGACCTTACACCTTAACCGGATTATGTCTATATCTAGATTGCAACACAAAATATTTCAGTGATTTTGAAGCTAATTTAACGGATTCTGATAAAGATTTTTCCGAAGTCATAACACGTGTGAGGGAAACGATCTATTCACAGAAGTTTGAAGGTGCTGCAGTTGGGGCTTTCAATGCTAACATCATATCAAGGGATTTAGGTTTGGCAGATAAGCAGGAGCATGATGTAAGTGCTAAGATTGAACAGATTACGGGAATGGTGATTAAGTAATGCAAATAACCTTTGATACCAATGGAAATGATAAGCAAAAAGAAGTCTGCGTACTATGGAATGATCCAATAGTATCAGATATCGCTTATGGGGGTTCTAAAGGTTCGGGTAAATCATATCTTGGATGTTCTTTGATATTTGGTGATGCGAGTATGTATCCCGAAACCCATTATTTCATAGCTCGTAAGAAGCTAAATGATATCAGGAAATATACGATACCATCGATACATGAGGTATTCAATCATTGGGGATTAAGTAGCAAGTACTTTTCCTTTAATGGTCAGGACAACTATTTTACCCTTTACAACAAGAGCAGGGTTTATCTCCTGGAAGCTAAATATCTTCCATCAGATCCGCAATATTACCGTTTCGGTTCGATGCAAATGACTAGGGGTTGGATAGAGGAGGCAGGAGAATTTGAAGAAGCCGCTAAGAACAACTTAAGCGCATCAATAGGAAGATGGAAGAACGATGTCTATAATCTTGCCCCTAAGTTATTGCAGACTTGTAACCCTTCCAAAAACTATCTATACCGTGACTATTACATGAAGAATAAAAAGGGTACAATAGAGGAATGGAGAAAATTCGTACAGGCGTTGCCTTCTGATAATAAGAAGTTGCCAAAAGGGTATCTCGAAAACCTTAAACGAACCTTAACCACCAACGAAAAGGAGCGTCTTTTATTCGGTAATTGGGAGTATGATGATGATCCGGCAGTATTGATTGAATACAACAAGATTTTAGACCTTTTCAGCAACGATTTCATATCAGAGGGAGAAAGATACATTACGGCTGATATTGCTCGATTCGGAAGGGATAAAACAGTTATTGGTGTGTGGTCTGGATTCAGGTTAATCAAGATAGTGACCATCGCTAAGAATAAGGTTACGGAAGCTGCGCAGGCAATAAAGGAATTAAAGGATCAATACTTTGTTCCTATGTCCAATATCATAATTGACGAAGATGGTGTAGGTGGTGGTGTAGTAGATATTCTGGAAGGTTCAAATGGATTCGTAAACAATTCAAGTCCATTGGATAATCCCGAAACCAAAGAAGCTGAAAACTACATGAACCTTAAGAGCCAAATGTACTATGCTCTGGCAAAGAAGATCAATGAAGTGGGGATGTACATCAACTGCGATGATAGCGAGATCAAGGATTCGATTATCCAAGAGCTTGAACAGGTCAAGCAGCACAATATGGACAAAGATGGTAAAAAGCAAGTATTGCCAAAGGATAAAATTAAGGAACTGTTAGGGCGATCACCTGACTACGCAGATATGATAATGATGAGAATGTGGTTTGAGTATAGATTTAAATTCGAGTTTTATGTTCGATAAAGATAAAGTGATAGTATTTGGATTAAGACTGTTGCTCATGGCTTTGGTTAGCTATGGGCTTCATTCGTTTGTATTGGTCGATCTAAACGTATTTGATTGGTCTATCTGGTCCAGGATAACCTATTTAACCCTAACAGCAGTATTTATGGTATTAATCAATTTAAAGCAATCAAATGGCTAGTTTCGGGCAATACGTCAATAAGGCATTAGGTTTCAATCCCCAAAAGAGGGAATACGAAAACCAATTAAACGCTATCCTATACGGTAACCTTATCAACTTCAAGGATGTTGTATTCTACAACTACTGCAGGGAGGATTTTATCTTAAAAGGGTACAAATCAAATGCAGAGGTTTATTCAATCGTCAGGAAAATCGTGGATAAGCTTTCATTCGCTCCATTGTATCTATACGTGGATAACGAGGACAAGAAGAGTGCAAGGTACAAAAGCTGTAAGAAGTCGGTGGATAGGGTAGAACACGCAAAGTACAACATCTATCGAACTAAAGCACTCGATTTTGTCAATGATAACAATGACTTTTCTAAACTGATCGAACAACCTAACGAGCATCAATCCTGGAATGAGCTTATCGAACTGTTCCGCATATTCTATTTTGTGCAGGGTGAAGCGTTCTTGTATCGGGAAACTGCAGACGATAGCGATATCGCACTATCAATCCATGTATGTCCGGCAAATCTTATGGAGCCGATATTCGGTGGAACGATAAACGATCCCATCACAGGGTGGAAGCTTAACCTATTGAACGGTCAAATACGAAAATTGGATGCTAAGGACGTTTTCCAATTGAAGATGGCAAATCCTGAATTTGATTCGATGGGGAGCCAACTTAGAGGAATGTCACCACTACAGGCAGGGCAAAAGTATCTCCAGTTAGATGATACAGCAGTCAAAGCGTGGTTAAACAGTACTATCAATGAAGGAGCAAAGGGTATTGTTTCCCCTAATGTAAATGATCCAAAGTTATGGCCAACAGCGACACAGGCTCAACAAATTGATGAAGCTATTGAGAAGAAAGTTCACGGTTCAGAGAATAAAAACAAAGTAGTGTATGCTAACATGCCACTACAATATAGTGCCATCGGACTAAGTCCACAGGCATTGGCTATTGTTGATGGTCTTAAGTATTCTAATGTAAAGCTATGTGATCTTTGGGGAGTTCCTCCGGTTCTTTTCGATCCTAACCCTACCTATCAGAACATGAAGGAAGCTAAGGAAAGATTCGTTAACGAGGTTATCATTCCATATCTGAACAAAGAGGAAGAAGGACTTAATAGATGGCTTACAGAGCCTTTCAAAGGTGCTGATAAGAAGAACTATGTATTGGACTATGATACGAGTGTCTACGATGAATTAAAGCTGGATTTAGAGGAAAGAAAAGCCTTGAGCGAAATCCTATCAATCAATGAAATGCGAGTATTGGAAGGATGGGAAGAAATCGAGGACAGCGATGCTGCAAATCAGGTATTCATAGCATCGGGTAAAGTTCCTTTGAATGAATTTGATATGGGATTAACATTAAATGATGATTTAAATAAATAGGTTATGCGCCCAAGAACAGAACAGTTCGCTCTATATTGGGATGAACATCACCAATACCTTTACTTTAAAAAGGGAAAGCTTAAATCCTACTACGTAAGGAAGTTTTATAAGAATTATTTCAAGATGAAGAATAAACAAGATATTGATTTGGCATGATGAGCAAGTACGTTAAAGCAACATCAGAAGGCAAACTTTACATTGAAACTAAGGACTTCTTTAAACAGCCTAAAATAATCTCAACCATCATGAAGTTGAAGGATAGCAAATTGGTTAAAGAGATAAATGCCAAGAATATGAAACGTGATATTATTTACGATTAAATGAACCCAAAACTACAACTAAGAAGATATGCAAGAGCAGAGGACAGAAAGCTAAAGACATACGAGAAGAAGTACGCCAAAGCAATCCTACGTGTCCTTAACCACCAACTTGATGAAGCAATCCGAAACCTTCAATCAGGGGCTATCTTCTTAGATGTAACAATGAACGATGTACTAGCCAATCTCTACAAAGAGGTAGGAGTAGACATTGCAAACAGTCAGTATGATGCACTAACATCCTTCAAGACCAAAGCAAACG